TGCCGGTCTCAGGATCGATGACGACCTTGCCGTTTTCGTCCTTGAGGGGCTTGCCGCTGTTGGGGTCGATGATGAACTCGAGCGTTTCGGGGTCGAACTTGCGGCTGGCGCGCTTACCGGCGGCGTAAGCCAGGGAGATACGTGCGTAACCGCAGATATCGTTGTCGAAGCCGAGATCCTCGGCAGCCTGGCACATGATCTCACCGTCGCGCTGGGCGGCAATACCGGCAGCCTGGTTCTCGGGATACATCACGTTGAGGTCAAAGGCCTCAGCAAGCTCACAGGGGAACTTGGAGCTGGACCAACCGACCAGCTTACCCTGCTTCTTCGCTTCACGGGCGTCGGCATAGACGTCATCGACGACCTTGCGCAGAGCAAGCACGCCGGGACTGACTTGTTTAGCCATGATTGATTCCTCCTAATGCGATATAGAAAAATTTGATAACGAATGACGGGGATTATTTGTTCTTCAAAGCCTTCTGGTAGGCAAACAGAGCGGCGCCGAGCGCACCGTTATACTGCGTGAGGGGCGTGGTGTGGATCTCGTGGCCGAGCTGCTCCTGAAGGGCTTTCACGATGCCGTGGTTCTGTGCGACACCGCCGGTCATCACCACGTCGTCGCGCACACCGATGCGGTGGCAGAGGCCGGAAACGCGGCCCGCGACGGACTTGTGGATGCCGTGGATGATGTCGCACTTGTTTGTGCCCATGGCGAGCTGCGAGATGACCTCGCTCTCGGCAAACACCGTGCAGGTCGAGCTGATACCGACCTCCTTGGTCGACTTGTCGCCAAGATCGCCCAGTTCTTCGACCTTCACCTCAAGCACGCGGGCCATGACATCGAGGAAGCGGCCGGTACCGGCTGCGCACTTGTCGTTCATGACGAAATTTTTCATCATGCCGTTCTCGATCTCGATGACCTTCACGTCCTGCCCGCCGATATCGACGACCGTGCGCACGTTCGGGAACAGGAACGCCGCGCCCTTGGCGTGGCAGGAAAGCTCGCTCATCTGCATGTCGGCAAGGCCGTCAAGGCTGTTGCGCCCGTAGCCCGTGGCAAGGACGAAGTCCATCTGCTCGCGCGTCATGCCCGCGTTTTCCAACACCTGAGCGATCGCGCGGGATGGACCCGACGTGCCCGTGCCGACAGCGACGAGGGACTTGGCAACGATCTCGCTGCCGTCTTTTAAGATCACACATTTCGACGCGGTGGAGCCGACGTCGATACCCATGGTATAAATGCTCATTGTACTCTCCGTTTGCCTTCCCGTGCGCTGCGCGGTTCTTGCCTCCGCGCAGCGCCGAGAAAAGCATTGTTGTGATATTTTACTGCGCGTTCAGGGCGTCGTAGTCGCGGATGACGCGCGGCAGCAGCATCTGATGAACCGGGCAGATGCTCTCGGGGTTCTGATAGCAGGCGTTGGCGAAAGCCTGGATGTAGGGACGGATGTCGTTCATGTCGACGATCTCGTCGGTCATGCCTGCCTTGGCGCAGAACTTCGGGCTGGACTTCTTGGCGTAGTCCTGGATCAGCGCGTTCATCTTGTCGATGGTGGGCTGCAGATCCTCGCCGGCCTTCTCTTCCTTCACGAGACGGCGGGCATACATGGCGGCCGCAGCGGTCTCGCCGTGCATGACGTAGATCTCGGTGGTAGCGGTGCCGATGGAGAAGGCGTTGTTGTCGTTGCCCTGCGGGCCGCCGAGAACGTAGTGCGCCGCGGCGGTGCCCTTGCGGAGCGTGATCTCCATCATCGGCAGCTTGCTGGACTGGATGGAGTAGATCAGGCTCTGGCCGAGGCCGAGGAGCTCAGCGCGCTCAGCGTCGTTGCCGACGTCGATACCGGTGGTATCCTGGACCCACAGCATCGGGATGCGGTCACGCGCGCAGAGGGTGACAAACTCGTTCATCTTGATGAGGCCCTGACGGTACAGCTTGCCGCCCACGCCCATCGCCTGGCCGTAAGTCGCCATCTTGTACTCGGGGTAGTTCATCAGCATGCCCTGATAGTTGGCGACAACGCCGACGAGCAGACCGTCGATCTTGGCAAGGCCGGTGATCATCTCGGGGCCGTAGCCGTGCTTGTACTCCATGAACTCGGAGCCGTCGAAAAGACGCGCCAGAACTTCGACCATGTCGTAGGAGCGCTTCTGGTTGAACGGAACGATGCTGTAGAGGTCGTTGGCGTCGAACAGGGGCTCCTTGGGATCGTCGACGCGGAAGAACTCGGGATCGTAAGCGGGCAGCATGTCGATGTACTTGCGGATACCGGCGAGCACGCCCTCTTCATCGGCGTAGACCTCGCGGAAGAAGCCGGTCTCGCCATAGTGGATGGCGACAGTGCCGGGGATGTCGCTCTTGAGGTTCTTCTGCGCCTTGATGAGCGCCTCAGCAGCCTCCTTGTCGACATGGCCCTTGGGGCTCATACCGCCGACGATACCGGCGCCGCCGACTGCCATGTTGGCATCCTGATGCGCGATCAGGATGGTCGGGGAGATGGAGTGATAGCCGCCGCCGGCGGGGTTCGTGCCGTAGATGCCGACGATGACGGGCACGCCCATCTGGTTGAGCTCACTGTTGCGATAGAACGGCGTACCGCCGCCGCGGCGGTTGGGGTACACCTTCTCCTGCTCGTCGAGCTTAACGCCGGAGCAGTTCAGCACGTACACGAGGGGGATGCGCAGGCGCTTGGCCGTGTCGCTGCCGCGCAGCAGGCTGTCGGCCTGGCCGGGGACCCAGGCGCCGGCGAGCTTCTTGTTGTCGCTCGCGATGATGACGGCCCATTTGCCGTCGATACGGCCGAGGCCCTTGACGATGCCAACGCTGCCGTTCTTGTTGTCCTGGGGGTTATAGAGGCTGTTGAGGGGGCACCAGGTGCCTTCGTCAACGAGCTCCATGATGCGCTGCATCGCCGTCCACTGGCCGGACTCGTTGAGCGCCTCGGTGCTCTTACCGGCTTCGAGGGCAGCCTCGCGGATCTCGTGGATCTCCTGCTCCACCGCCTGGATCTCAGCGGCGTTGTCCTCGTGGAATGCGCTGAGGTCCTTGCCGATGACCGGCATGCTCTGGAAATAAGAGGGCATGGAATATTCGCTCATATTAAGTTCTCCTTCTTAAATCGAAATAACAAATTACTTATCCTTGGGAACCTTGATGAATGCCTGACCCGGGTCGATCTCCTCACGGATGAGACGGATGATCTCCGGAGAGGGACCTTCCATCAGCTCGGCGCGGGAAACGTCGATCTCGAAGCCGGTGTTCTCCTGAACCATCTCGGGAGAGGAGAACGGATAGTAGTAAGCGAGGTACATGCGCTTGGTCTCTTCATCAAACTTCATGATGCCGAGGTCAGTGACGACCATCTGAGGACCGCGGTTGCCGGGCAGGCCTGCGCGCTCACGGCCTCCGGGGCCGTCCATCCAGCCGCAGGAGGTGATGTAGTCGACGTGGTCCATGAAGCGGCGCTTCTGGTGCTGCATCATGATGATGGTGTTGCAGTAGGTGGCAATGCCGTTGGCGCCGCCGGAACCGGTGAAACGGGTGGTGGGCTGCAGGTAGTCGCCCTTGCCGAAAATGCAGGTGGAGTTCACGTTGCCGTACGGGTCGATCTGCGCGCCGCCGATGAAGGCGACGAGACGATCCTCGTCGTGCAGCCACTCGTTGGCCTCGAAGCCGACGAAGCGGATGTTGGGCCACTGCACGGCGCAGTGCGCCATGAAGCGGTTATCGCCGACGGAGCGGGGGACCTCAACGGGGTCGCAGTCCATCAGACCCGACTCGACGATGGGGTGGCAGCTGGGGCAGACCGCGCGCTTGGCAAGGGACGCACCGATCAGCGGCAGGCCCGTACCAACGATGACGATCTGGTTTTCCTTGATATTCTTAGCAATGGCATACGCCTGCATTTCCTGCTTGGTATACTTCGTATAATCAGACATTTCTATTTAGCCTCCCAAACCTTAATGTGTAGTGGAATAGCCGAGGTGCGGCTCGTTCTTCAGGCGCATCAGACGGCTGCCGCCGAGCTTATCGAGCAGAGCGGACTGATCTTCGCAGCTGTAGACCCACTTTTCGAGGAAATCCTTGAAGGTCTCGGGAATCTTCTCACCGCTCTTGGCGAGCTCGAAGGCCTTCTGGGCGTTTTCGGTGGCGAGCTTGAGCTTCTCGTCCTCGGGAGCCTTCTCCAGCGCCTTGGCAGCCTTGGCCGCAGCCTTTTCAAGCTGCTTGACGGCATCCTCGGCATCCTGATACTTGGAGGCCTTGTCGTATTCCTTCAGGCCGGCGTCGTCGTCGTCATAGTAATCATAGCACTGAGCGGGCCATGCGCCATAGGGAGCCTTGACGACCGCCTGCACGCACTCGCCGAAAATGCGGGTCTTGGTCGGGTCGCGGCGGATGAACTCGTCGGAGACGATCTCCTCGCAGGTGACGATGGTCTTGCGCGCGGCGATCGCGATGTCGATATCATGGAACTCATCGCCCATGATGATGCAGGTGCCGTCCGGAGAGGCCTGCTGGACGTGGATGATGGCGGTGTCGATCTTGGGCACGGGCACGGCTACGACCTTCTGCCCCGGCACCATCGGGTTCTCGATCTCGACGCACTTGAGATTTTCGATCTTGGGCATGGTCTTGCGCTTTTCCTCGCTGATGCCCCAGAACTTCATCAGGCCGCTGCCCTGCATCAGGCGGACCGGCAGGAACGGAAGGCCGAGAGAAGAGGCGTGCAGCATGAGCATCAGCACGTCCTGAGAATAGTCCTCATACGTGAGCTTGCCCTGCTCGATGGCAGCGCGGAAGCGGCGGGAAACGTTGGTGTAGCCGGAGTTAGCGGTGTAGCAGTTGATGTAAGCAGCCACGCGGCCCTCGCCGATGAGCATATCGACTTCGCCGCCGCCGGGGCCGGCATAAACGATGAAGTCCTTCTGACCCTGACGCAGGATCTCACTAACCGTGGCATACGGCTTACGGTTGGTGGTGAAACCGCCGATCGCAAGAGTATCGCCATTCTCGACGTACTTTGCAACGGCATCGTGCAGTGACATGACCTTATTCAAGATAAAACCCTCCCTGATTTTGATAAACATTTTTATCGCCGAAGAGCCCTCTCTGCTTGCATGGATTCCGTCAAAAATTCTTCGAAAGATGCTCATACAGGCTTCAGTGTAAATTATAGTGGAACTTCCTCGCAAAATCAATGAAAACCCGTTCAGAAAGCGAAAAAAAACTGAACAAATTTTAGCGTCGCTTTTTGTCGTTTCCGTGGAGACGTTTCACATTCTTTTTGTGCAAAGCATGTAATTTGCAAGATTTCCTGCAAGTTTTCTGTCGTGACAGTGCAAAAAAAGCGTCGGAGGGGAGGCCCTCCGGCGCTTTTACCTGTTCCTTTAGTCACTTGCCGTGCTGCATCGCGTCATAGCGCTGCATCAGCACCGCCATCTGCTCGCGCGTCAAAAAGCTGCGGTACTGTTTGTTCCCCGCCTCGTCTCCCGCGATCAGGCCGTTTTTCTCCGCCCAGGCGCGCGCCTCCGCGCTCCAGCCTGCCGGCGTCTGCTGCGCCAGTCTTTTCAGGTAGTTTTCCATCATCGCGTCAAACTGCTGTTGCGTCATCTCTTCCTCCTCATAGCGCGGCATGGGCGGCGGATAGCACTTCGCGCGGATCATCGCGCTCGTGTACGTGGCGCCCGCGTCCCACTGAAAATGCGGCCGGTCGGGAAAGCTCCCCCAGTCTCCTCCCCAGGAAAATCCGAGCATTTTCCCAATCTCTCCGACCCTTATAAAGAACGTAGGATCGTCGTACTCGTGCCCCGCCTCATTTTTGCAGATATCAAAGGCCAATCCTGCATGCTCGGCGTGGAACGATGGCGTCACCGCTCCTTTGGCCGCGTAGCCCTTCTCGGCGAGCATCCGCTGATACTCCGCATCGCGCACCGTCTCCGTCACCAGAACGCTCAACCCCTCGCGCTCAGCGAGCATAAGCAGCGCCCGGCAGTTCTCCGCCACGTCCGCGCGCAGGTCGCTGATGCTTCTGCTGTGGCGCATTTACGTTTCCTCCTGCGCGTTTTTGCCGTTCTGTGTGCCGAAATAAAACGCGATCACCATGAGATACACCGTGTTGAACTCCTGCGTCACCTTTGCCTGCACCGTCAGCACACAGAACGTGATCGTCAGGCACAGCGTCACGATGCTCTTCACGCTCAAAAGATTCGCCAGTCTCTTTTTCAAAAGCTCCATGCTCTCTCACCCCTCGCAGTCCTGCCCGCGGCACACCGTTTCATACGTCACGCCGCCCGCCGTATTTTCCGCCTTTGCCTTTGCATAGTAGCACGCGGCGCTCGTGCCGTAAGCGCCCCACGCCGCCGTCACCATCGTCGCGATCCACGGGAGCGTGCCCATAAAGCCCAGTTCGATCGCGAGCTTCGCGATTCCGAAGCCCTGATACGTCGTATAGAGCACGATCGCGCTTTCGAGCAGCAGCAAGAGCTTGGAAAAGCTCACGCGTTTCTTTTTTGTGCGCCTTCTTTTCCCTTTCATAAGCTCCCCCCTGTCATCAGCAGGGAGATCGCCGCCCCGATGAGCACGTACAGCACGCGGTCGATCATCGCATCCCAGCGCTTTCCGCCCTTCTGCGTGATGGTCTTCACGTCCGCCTTGATCTCCTTGACGTCCGTCTCCACGCCCTTTTCGCGCGAGGCGAGCACCTCCACTGCCGTTACCAGCTTATTCAGGTCCTTCTGCTGCTGTTCCAGCTTTTCGATGCGGTGCGTGTTCGACTTGGCGCGCTGCTCGGTCTCCGTCAGTTTGACCGAGATTTCCTGTTCCGTCATTCTTCCTCCGGCACCGCCTTTTCAAAGCTCTCCCACGTGTGGCGCGCGTCCTCCACGCTCTGCCATGTAAATTTCTGTGCCTCGCACTCGAGCCACGTCAGATACCGGAAGTAGAACTCCACCAGCAAATGGCACGGGATGATATCGAGAATGATGCTCTCCACCTGCGAAAACTCATCCGGCACGCCCACGGTATTCGGAAACAACACCTTGACCGTTCCCTTTTTCTCCGTCTCCTCCGCCAGCGCCTTGATGCCGCAGCCGCTGAGCGTCGAGTTGATCGCATCCAACGTGAAGCTGTCGGCGTCGATGCGCGCGAGCGCCGCGATGGCCTCGCGCCGCAGCGCAGTCGAAACGCTGACCGGGCAGCGGGAAAAGAGCTTCTCCCGCCTTGCAAGGCCCTCGCCCTCCGCCGTCTGCAAAAGGCCCTCCTGCTCGGCGTATTCCGTCGCGCCGTCCGCTTCATCCAGCGCTTTGCCCGCCGCGTACAGCTCTCCGCCGCTCAGCGTGCCGCGCTCGGTGCGGTAAACGCGCATCGGCTCCAAAAGGCGGCAGAGATAGTCATAATACGTCATGCCTCACCCGCCCCGATCTCCGTGATCGTCACCGTGCCGAGCACCGGTAGCTCCGTCGCGCTCACGCTCACATCCTCGTCCGGCGTGAGCAGGTGACAGTTCTTCACGCCCTCCACACCGTAGAGGATGTTCGCGAGCTTCGCCGTATACACCGCTTCACCCAGCCGCTCGCCGGTGAAGTACGCCTGCAGCGCCGCCGTCGCCGCATCGGTGATCTCCTGCATCGTCCAGCCCTGCTCCGCCGTCAGCTCCGCGCTCATGTTGACGGTCTTCTCTGTCGGCGCCTTGACCTCCACATCCACCGCGATCTCGCGCTTTTTCTGCAAGACCGCCTCGATCTCGCCGAGCAGCTTCTTATCCGGCGCGCCCGCGTGCGTCGAAACATACACATCCACCGTGCCGATGCCGCGGGCGCGGCCGACCGCTTTCGCCGCCGCCACGTTTGGAAAGCTCATCGCCTCCTGCTCGTAAAACGCCGCGTTCGCGCCGTTCGGCAGGCGCTTGTAGCTTGCTAGTACGCGCTCGCGCAGCTTTTCGTCGCTCTCCTCGTCGCTGCCGCCGGAAAACGCCTCAGGATTTGTGCACTGCGTGATGCCCACCGGATACACGGACATCAGATGGACCGCGCCCGCGATGGCGTTGCCGCTCGCCCCCGCCTCCACGGCGCTCGCCGGCACATCCACATACGTTTCGCCCTTTGCAAGCGTCGCCTTCTCCGTCGTCTCAAAGCGCACGCCGCCGCTCGTCATCGCCACACTTCCCGCGTCGATCTCATAATCCGTCACCGCCGCCGACGGCGCGGAAAAGCGCAGCACGCCCGCCGCTTTCGCCGCCGGAAGGCGCGTCAGCGCCCGCGTCTCGGCGTGATAATCAAGATACTGCCCCACCGCCGTCTGCGGAAAGCTCTGATCCAGCACCCAGTCCGCCTGCGCCAGAAGCGACTGTACCTCGCTCGCCAGCGCATAGAGGCGCACCATCGCGTCGCAGCCGTCGTTCGGCACAAAGCCCGCCTCCTCGGCAAAGATCGCGCGCATCCGCTCGTAGATCGCGTTCAGCTCTTCCATTCTTCACTCTCCCCCTATCGTCACGACCGCCTCGCCCGTTTCGTTCTCATAGCGCAGCAGCACGCGCAGCTCCAAAAATCCATTCTTTTCCGCAAGCTCCATGCCCGTCACGCTCAGGCCCTCTTCATCCGCCAGTGCCTCGGCCACGTACTGCTTTGCCGCCGTCGCGCGGCTCTCGCCCTTTTCCCGCCATAAAAGGTGCAGCTTGCTGCCAAGCTCTGGCACGAGCGCAAAGCTCCCGCGCCGCACGCTCAGCTTAAAGAGCACGCGTTCGAGCAGCTCGTCCCAGTCGCTCACGCGCACGAGCCCGCCCGCGCCGTCGGCCACATAATCGCAGTCTTTGATCTTCAGCTCCATCCTCAGCCTCCCATTCCCAGATACGGCATCCCGTTGATGAAAAGGAGCCCGTTGATGTCGATGCGCCCGTTGTTGCGCAGCACGATCTCCGTCCCCGCCGCGGCGGAGCGAATGCGCACCTCGCCGGGTGCCAGGTCGTCCGCGCTCTGCCCCACCGCGCCCACGGCGTAGGCCTCCTCGCCAAAGGTCCCGCCGCGCACCACCAGCACATCCTCGCCCTTTTTCGGCTGCCACTCATAGCCGCCGGGCGCGGCGGTCTTCACCTCGCGCTTTTCCCCGCTGCTGAACACCGCCAGCTCGCCGCCCTCGACCGTCACCGTTCCGTCCTGCGCCGAGGCCACGTCCTGCATCTCATGCTGGCTTAGCTTTCTCGATAGCCACATCGTCTCTCACTCCCTCTGCATCGTCACTTCGTACGCCTCTCCGCTCTCGCCAAAGCGCCTCACGCACTCGATCACGCGGAAATTGCCCACAATGCCGACCTTCGTCTCGCTCACCGCCGCGATATCCCCCGGCGCGGCGGTGAACCGCCCCGCGATCGTCACGCGCAGCGTCTCCGCGCCCTCCTTCGACTTTGCGATCTGATACTCCCCCGTGTAGCGCATTGCCTGCGTGCCGCTGCGCGCCGGCACGTAAAATACGCGCCTGCTCGTGCCGCCGCGAGCACAGAACGCCTCGTTTTTCACGCTCTGCTTCACGCCCGCCTTGCTGTCCACCACCAGCGCCTCGGCGATCACGCCGTAGCGCTTGTCGCAGTAGGAAAGCGCCGTCACCGGCGTTTTGGCGTCGATGCTCACGCGCGCGGCCTTGCGGTTTTTCTTCACCTCCAGCGCGCCCGTCTTGTCGAAATACGGCGCGATTCCTCCGTGCAGCGCTGCAAAATCGTTCAGCGCCTTCCACTGGCTCGACCCGTTCGCCACGCGGTACCGTGCCGCAGCCGTCACCGCGTCATAGCCCGTGCACACAATGCCGTACGGCGTCACATGGTTTTTGAGGATCTCCTCCATCGTCGCCCACTGATAGCTCACGCTCTCTGCCTCGTTGTCGAGCAGCAGCGCCGCCATGCCGCGTCCGCTCACCTCAAGCTGCAAGCCCTTTTCATCGCATGTCACGCCGCACTCGTCCACAACGCCCGCAAATTCGACCGTGCCGTCCTCTCTCGCCGTAAAGCGCACCGCCCGCCGCAGCGTCTCCGCCATCGCAGGCTCGTATGCGCACCGCAGCGTAAAGCTGTCGCACGGCACGCTTCCCGTGTAGGAAAATTCCCACTTCAGCAGCGTCGGCAGCTCAAACTGCGCACCGTCGCACGTCGTCAGATACCCCTTCATCACGGCAGCGTCACCCGCTCTCCCGCGGCGATCCTGTTGGGATTTTTGATCTGCGGATTCACGTTCAAAAGCGCCGTCAGCGTCACGCCATACGTGTTCGCAATGCCCCACAGCGTGTCGCCGCGCTTGACCGTGTAGTACGAGCTCGCCGTTTTCGTTCCCGTGCCCGCGCTGCCGCTTCCGCCGCTCACGCGGATGAGCGACGTATCGAGTGGGCTCGTCTCCCAGAAGGCAAAGCGGTAGCGCACGCAGTTTTCAAGCGGCTGCTGCGCCAGTTCCAGCAACACAAAGTACGCCTGCGACGCCTGCCACACCGGATGGATCAGCAGCCCCGGCCCGCCCTGATAGAAGACCGATGCCAGCTTTTTGAACTCGTCGTAGGCGCCCTTCCCCGCAAAAACGCCTTCGCCCTCCATCACGCGGTAGCTCATTCCGAGATCCTGCATCCCGTAGCGCCCGAACGGCACCTTCGCCACTGCCACCTGCCGCTTGAACGAGATGGTGTAGGTCTCCGGGTTGTGCGGCCAGACATAATCCTTGTATCGCATCGGTGCAAGGTTCATCCTCCCGCCCCTTTCTCAGTAAAATAAAAATCCGCCATCGTATCGGCGCGCGTCGCGCTCTAAGCTCAGCGAAAACGACTCCGTCTCACGCACCTCCTGCTCCTGCGCGAGCGAAAAGTCATTTTTCCCTCGCGCTGCCGCCGCGCTCGCCCCGTCGCGGCCGTCCGCGCTCAGGAGCTTTCTTATCCAGTCGGACGCATTGTCCGCGCTCTCGGCCTCCCTCGCGCGCAGAAGCGCAGCGTTCGCCGCCGCAGTGCCCGCCAAATCGGCAGAAAACGCCGTCTCCCTCTCTGGGCCATCATCTTCTTGCGTCGCACCCAGCCCGAGCTTTTGCCCAAGCCGCACCGCCGCCGTCTCCACCGGATCATCCGCTGCTTCTGCCACAGTTTCCGCGCCGCCGCTCATCTCCGCATCCTGCGCCGCGGCTTCCTCTTCCGAAAGCTGCGCCTCCGCCGCCTTTTTCTGCGCCGTCCCCTCCGGCACAAGGGAGAGGCGCTTTTTCAGCGCCTCTTCCCGCGCGCGCCACAGCTCTGCGCCTCTTTGCAGCGCCCATTCGATGTAATTCAAGGTTTTCGCCCCTCCTTCATGCGGATAAAGCGCGCCATATCAAAGCTCGCGTTGCCGCCGCCTGCGGTTTCGCCGAGCTTTGCGCCGCAAATGCTGCACCGTGCCTCCTCCGCGCGCGTCCGGCACTCGGGGCACAGCCGCTCCATCGCCTCCTCGCGGTCGAGCATCTCGTGCACAAGGCAATAGAGATAGTCCGCGTCCGTCATCTCCTGCGCGCGCTTTTCGCTCGGCAGCGCGCCGGCATATCGGAGCACGCGCCATTTCAGCCGTTCGTAGGGCGCGTGCTCCATGCTTTTTTTAGCGCTTCCACCTTCTCGCGCCCGTCCTCGCTCGACGGGTTCTCCGCCCCGTCAAGCAGCGCGTAGCACCGCACCAGCTCGTTGATCTCGCCGACACTCAGCGCATTTTCAACGTCCTCCGCGCTTGCAAAGGCCGCCTCTCCGCCCTCCGTCAGGCTTCTTTTGAGCAGCGCCGCGTTCGCGCGCAACGCACGCTCTTCTTCGTCGGCGCAGTCAAGCTGCGCGATCTCGCGCCGCAGCGAGAGCGTCTCGCGGGCCGAAAGCAGCCGCATCGCGCACGTTCTCTCCCCGATGCGCACCGTCTTCTCCCGCTCGCGCCCCAAAAAGTTCAGCAGAAGCTCGTCCATCAGCTTGCGATCTCCATGCGCTTACGCGCGATGATCGTCACCTTCTCCGCCGCCGGGTCGCCGAGCTTGCCCGCCTCTTCAATGCTGCTCCAGCGGCACTGCGAGTAGATGATGCGCTTGTCCGGCTTGCAGATCACAAGCGAAAAGTCGTTCAGATCATAGAAGTTGATGCCGTCGCTGATGGCCTCATCCGTCGCGTACAGGCGGCTCAACTCCAGCGTGTACTTGTTCGCGCCCGCGATCGTCGCCACCGGCTCGTTTTCGCCAAAGGCCTCGATCTCGCGGCTCGTGCGCGTCGCTCTCGTCGTGTAGCTCTGCACCACCGCCACCTTTTTGCCGTCGACTTCGAGATAGATGTCGCTGCTCAGCGGCAATACCGTATTCGCCATATTTTTCCTCCTTACACCGTGATGTGCGCCGTCAGATAGATGCGGTTCAGCCCGTGCGCCACCGTAAAGCTGAATTCCACCAGGCACACCGTCGGGTCGCTCTTGAGCGCGCTCACCAGCACCTCGCCGTAGCTGTCCACGATCTCGCGGCTCTTCATCTCCTCGAGCTCCAGCACCACCTGCGAGCGGATGGCCCCGCGGCTCTGCGCGGTGTTTTTGCTGCGGGCAAAGCGCGTGCGCAGCGCGCTGCGGATCGTCGGGATGACCTCATCCACGATCAAAATGGTCGTCAGCTCGCGCCACGTCGTGTCCGCCGCCCCGCCGCTCGAAGTCTTCGTCGTGATACCTCGCACCGGCGAGGAAACGCCGCCCACCGTCTCGATCGGCGTCACGCCGCCGCGCACCAGCTGGTCGATCTCATTGTCACTCAGTCTCTTGCCCGCCGCGCCGAAAAGCGTCAGCTCCGCGCCGTTGATAGGCACGGACGGGTCGGTGTTTCCCGCGATCACCGCCGCCACCGCCGCCGCGGCAAACACCGCGCTCATCGTACCGCCGTCGTCCGATGCGATATCCGGTCCCACCAGCACTACGCGCTCGCTGTTGACAGCCTTCGCGCGGTTCACCATCTGCGCGACCGTCTCTTCCGAACCACCGATGACCGCGATGCGCTCACGTCTCGCCGCCGAGGCATCCTCTGCCGCCGTTTTGAGGAGCAGATGCACGCTCTGCGCCGCGCTGTCGCACACCATCACGCCGACATCTTCCTCATCAGAGAGCGCCGCAAACGCGCTCGCGTAGTCCTTCTCTTCACTCTCGTCCTTGCCCACGGCCACAGCCTTCACTGCACCCGCGCCGTTGGCGAAGAGGAATTTGAGCAGTGTGCTCATGCCATACACGCCGCTCGCATCCTCCCCGAATACGCTCTTTCCCTCTTCATACGAGGTGATGAGCTCCACCTTATTGGCCGTCCCCTTCGTCGCCACCGCTGCCGCGCCGATCGTCTTCGCCGCAGCGCTCGCGCTCACCACGCTCGATGCGTCGTAGGACGAATACACGCCCGGCCGCTCATGGATCGTACTATTCACGTTCTTTCACCGTGCCTTTCAATACAAAATCGGTAAACACCGTCTCATCCTCCGCCGCCTCCGCGACAAAGTACGCCGCATATTTCGCGCTCGCGTCCAGCCGGAACATGCCCGCCGTCTTGTCCCAGCCGGTCTTGCCCCACTGGAGCGATCCGAGCTTCAGCCCCTCCGGCAGCGCCGTCATCAGTGCCTGCGTCACCGCCTCCGCCGCTTTTTCGCAGCCCGCCGCGCCCAGCGTCCTCGGCGCATACACCTCGATGAGCAGCGTCAGCAGCATTTTCCGCCCGTAGACAGATACCGTCTCCTGCGTCGCCTCGTCGACCTTTTCTCCCAGATACTGGGCCGCGCCGCTCTCCTCGATCACCGTCTCCTTCGTGCCGACCGCCGCCACCGCGGTCGCATACCGCTTGAGCTGTTCTTCGCTGTAACTCTCGATCGCCGCGCACCCCGCCGCCTTGATCGCCGCAGCCACCGCGCGCTTCACCTGTCCGACCGCCGTCATGCCTCTTCCTCCTTCGGATGCAGCATCGCCCAGTAGCAGGCGATCTCCTCACCCACGTAAAACGGCCCCGCCGCGCGCACGACGTACCGCCTCTCTCCGCACTGCACAAAGTCGCCCATCGCGACCGCAACGTCCGCCGGGCCCAGGTACCGCCAGCACTGCTCGTCGACCGCGCCCAGCGCCGTCACAGAGAACGGCTCCTCGCCGTTCTCCCTCTTCACAAGCTGCAAAAATGCCTTCGTCTCCGCCGTCTCTCCGCCGTGCAGCACCGAAACGCTCATGCCGTAGCGCGCGAACGCCTCACTCAGCGCCCGCTTCACGTCTCCACCCCGCGGAAGCAGAACCCGCCGTCCGTCGTATACGGGCGCATCAGCGCCCACGCCTGCTCGCGCAGCAGCGACAGTCTTTTGCTCCCCTCATCGGACGAACACTTCGTCACTGTCAGGTCGCCCGCGCGCAGGGAGGAAAACTCCTCCCCGCCCGCTCTCGCGCTCTCCAGCGCGGCCGCCGCCAACCACGACGCCGCGCAGATAAACGCGCTCTCGCAGTCCTCCTTGGCGACGCCCTCTTTCAGCGCGCACACAAGGCTCTCCTCCTGCGCCGTGCAGATCATTCGGAGCATGCTCTTCTCGCTCTCGTCCGCCTTGCTCAGCGCACACGCGATCGAAAAGATCTGCTCGCTCATGCTCTCCGCCATTCGCTCTTCCTCCTTACTTTTTACTGTAAGGACAGCACCTTCGAGGCCTCCTGATACGGCTTTGCAAAGCCGGAAATGCTCGTGATGGCCGCGCGCTCCAGCTGGCGGTCGATGAGCTTGTCGTACTCGACCAGCACCTCGCTGCCACAGATGCGCTCGAGCGCATAGTTCTTGTCAAGGCCGATGATCTTGCCCGCGGGCATTGCGCTCGTGCGCAGGAGCTTCGCACCCAGCGGGGTCGCGAGCGTGCCCGTGCCCTGGAAGTTGAGGCCCGTCAGCGGGTTCTGGAACTCCGAGAGCTTGAGCATCGCAAGCATCATGTCGCTGCCCATCAGCATCGTGTTCATCGTATAGGGGTCAAACTGCGACCAGAAGCCCAGCAGCGCGTCATAGCTCAGCGTGCCCTTCGTGCCGCCGATGCCGCCATCGCCGATGGTATAGCTTGTTGCCGCATTGTTGTTGCCGTCGCCGTTCACCAAAACGTCGATGGCGTCCTTTAAGTGCATGCGCGCGATGTACGCGCCGATCTGGCGCAGCGTCACAGAGAAGAGATCCAGTCGCTGGAAGCGGATCGCCTCGTAGGACGCGACCAGCATTCTGCCGCGCTTGTGGAGCTTCACGAGATTTTCCTGCGTGCGGATGCTGGTCGTCGGGATGCCCGCGCCCTCCTCCACGCGCTTGAGTTCCTTGTCGTCATCCGTCGGAACGGACGCGATAGAGCGGTAGTCCATGCCGTCAAAATTCGTCACGGTCGCAGTGATGTCGGGCAGAATGTCGCTTTCCATGCCCTGGCGCACCACGCGGGAGACGAACTCCGGGAACAGCACGGACGATTCGCTCGTGTGGAAAAACTTTTCCACCATGTCGCTGCCCGCGCCCTTGACGTGGATATCAAAGCGCTTGAGCTGGCGCTGAAAGGCGTCCAGCCCCTCGAGCGCCGTGCCCTTGTAGTTCTCGCTCGGGTCGAGCGATTCGAGCACCTTCAGAAAACTTCTGCCGCTTTGACCGTACATGCCCTTTTCGAGCTTCACATTTTCATACTGATAAGCCATTTGTCCTTCTCCTCCTTAAAGCTTGATGACGGCCTTGTTCGCCGCGCTGTCCACGCTCAGCACAAGATAGCTGCTGCCGCTCTGGTTCTCGCCCGGCTTGCTCACGCCGCCCGAGCCGTCCGCCATCAGCTCAGCGTAGCCCACCGCAGGCGCCGTGCCGCTGTACTTCACGCTCGCAAGGCCGCCGAGCTGCACCGTGCAGGCCTTGCCGTCATGTGCGACGGCGCGCACCACGCCGCAGAAGCCGTCGCCCGCCGTGCACTTGCCCACCGTGCCGTTCGCGCTCACCTTCACAATGTCGCCCTCGCTGACCGCGCCGCAAACAAACGTTGCGCACCACTCGCCGATGCCCTCATAAGAAATGCTCATACCGTTCCTCCTTGATCTGTTGTTCTATCCAAAAAGCGCCGCTGCTTTTTGTTCCTTTTCACACGCGAAAGTCGCTCTCGTCCTCCGCTGCTTTCGTCTTCTCTCCGTAAGTGAGCTGCGTGCGCAGCCCCAGCTTTTTCGCCATCTTCCCGCGATACAGCTTCTCCATCTCCTTGAGCTCGCTCTCGTCGAGCTTTTCCGCGAGCTTTTCAATGGCCTCGCCATCCGCCTCCTGCTCGCACACGAGCATCAGCCGCTTCACCTCGCCGCGCAGCTCACTCAAGTAGCGCTTACCGACCTCCGCCTGCTTTTCAAGGCTTTCAAGCTCCCTCTGGTTCGCTCTTGACCCGCGCCGCTTGACGAGCGTCTTGAGCGTGCCCGCGTCCTCTCCGCCGCAGCGCTTCAAAACGCCCGCTCTCGGCTGCGCCGGTACCGCTACAAAGCTCCACTCATACGCGTCCTGCGCGTTCACAAGCTCCGCGCAGCACACCTTGCCGCCGTACACCTCGCCCTTTTTGTGCGCGCAGGTGTTGATGTCCTCACCACAGATGGAGCACACGCACCTTTCCACGCTGCACCCCACGCTCACTTCCTTTTTGATGCCGCCCTCGATCTGCGCGATCAGCGCATCGTTCTCGCCGCCGCGCAGCATATACGCATAGCCCTTGAGATAGCAGCGCCCCTCGCCCTGCGAGCAAACGCCCTCTTCCTCCACGATCTCCGTGCGGTAGATGCGCGCCGCCTGCCCCTTCGTCGTCCACTCGTGGTCAAAAATGCCGCTTTTGCCCACAAACAGCTCCGCGAGCTCTTCGAGCGTCGCGCGCGGAAAGCGCTCGCCGTCCCGGTCCACCTCGTTGTCGCACAGCCGCACGGCAAAGGTGTAGACCTCGTCCTCTTTGAGCGCGCGCTTCGTGAACTGATTGATGATTGCCAGTTCCTCGCGCGTCACCATGCTGTTTTTGAGCCCATTGCTCTCTTTTCTCACTTCCATGCTCATTTCCCCTCCGCTTCATCATTTTCCTGCCTGAGCTTTCGCGCCTGCTGCAAGTAGAGTGCCGCTTTGGCCTCCTCCACCTCATCCTGCAGGTTGATGTCCTCCCAGTCCACCACCGCACGGCAGCCGTAGCCGTGCATCCTAAGCCACAGCGTACAGACGCGCTCGATGACCGGTTCGAGCGTGCGCCGCAGCGCCGTGATCTCGCTTGTCAGCATATCCGCCTGCTGCGCGCTCATCCGCTCGGTCGACGACCAGCTCAGCCCCAGCATAAACGGCGGCAGCCCCGTCTTCGCCACCAGCTGCTCTAAGATCTGCCGTACCGGCGTCTCGCTGTCGAGGATCTGGTTGTCCGCGCCGATGGCCTTGATCGACACGTCGCCCACCGATACAAAGTCGCGCACGCTGCCGTTTCTGCCCTCCTGCATCGCCCGCGACCATTCCTCGGCGATCTGCTCGGCACGCTCCTGTGCCGCCCCGCGGTCGAGCTCGCCGTCCTGCGGCTTATAGGTCACCGCAAAGCGCACATTGCCGCAGCGGTCCCAATTCTTTCCCATCGCGTCGTAAATTTTCAGCAGCAACCCCGTTAAGTACGGCATCGAGCGCAGCATCGAAACGCCGTAAGGGTGCCCCGCTTCGGGGTTGAGCGGCGTAAAGAGCAGTAGGTCCTGATACTCGAGCGGCACGCTGCGCCCGCCGCCATCCACACCGCACAGGCAGAATTCGAGCGGATTGTCCCCCTCGCGCACCTCCACCTGCGAAACGTCCGCGCACAGCACCGCCGCGATCTCGCGTCCTTCCGCGTCCGGTACGATCTCGCCCACCGCGCGCCCGCAGGTCAAAAGCGAATCGAGGTAACAGTCCAAAAAGGCGTTGATGCCCCTCTGCCCTCTGCCCACCGGCACCTCGCACAAAAAGCGCTGCAAGCCCTGCTCCGCCCGCTCGTTGCCGCATGCCACGCGCACGCCGCCCGTCAGCCGGATCAGCTTGCAGATGGCCGCGTCCACCACCGGCACCGCCTCGCGCACCTCGCGGTAAAGCGCTGTCTCCCCGTCCAGCAGCGGCACATAGCTCTCAAGCCGTCCGAATGTACTGCGTCCGCCGCTGCGCAGCTGCACGGCGGTCTCGCCGCCCGTGCTTCTCTCCTTCTGCCAGGGTACTTTCATCCTGTCCTCTCCTTTTCCGTTTTGTTCATCGCGCCGCGCGCTCCACCGCGCGCATCGCAATGCCGCCTCCGCGTTCCTTTTTCGCGATCGACACGGCAAAATACCGCATCTCATCCATCGCGTGATCTCTCTCCTTTTTCGGCCGGTCTCTTCCCGTTCCGCCGTCCTCCCAGCAATACGCCGCGATCTCGCTAAGGCAGCTCTCGCAGCCCTCGCAGATCACGATCTTTCGCTGCTTCAATAGGTTCGCCGTCACGCGGATGCCGTCCGCCACATCGTTGTCCGCCCTGCTCACAGGGAATCCCTCGCGCCGCAGCGCCTCAATAAAGCTCGCCGCCGACGGGTCGACGATCACCTTTTCCACTGTCTCCCCCGCCGCAAACTTTTTAAGGTCCGCCACATACTCCGTGTCCGTCTTCTGCCGCCCCTCTCTGCGCGAATCGAAGTAATACTCCCGCGCCCGGTACCACACCCCGTCCTTGAGCGCCCACAGGCCAAAACTCGTCGGATTCACCGTCCCGTAGTCGATGGAGATCCTCACCCGCTCCCACGGCTTTTCCGGCACACGAGCGCAATACTCCTGCGGCGTAAAGAAGTCATAGATGAGCCCCTTCGCCGCCGTCCACTCGCCCAGGATGAACCGCCGGTAAAATGTCCCGCTGTATGCCTTTTCGTACCGCGCCCGAATGCGCGGCGAGAGCGACGGATTGTCGTCCATCGTAAAGTGCAGATACAGCGCCCCACGCTCCTCC